AAGTCACATGGAATAAGGTTGACAGATCATACTTCGTTGTGGTTGTCAAATATTGTGGCGTGGTGCACATAGTCATTTGTCATGACATATCATCTAGTGATGCACGTCACGCCTTGTTGGGTTGACGTGCAGCTAATGTTGGTGCATTATTAATACATGAACGGAGCGGGAACACCGCCCAACAGGAAGGAACTGAAATGAACCGAAAAACAAAGGCGGTAATCGGATACTGGACTGATTACTACATCGGCAAGGACGAAATACGCGCGTATTTCAAGATCGGGTCTCAGAAAATCGGCGTTAGTCACACTGTTGATAATTACTACACGATTTATTACAAGTGGCTCGCCATTGAAGTGCATGATTTGGATATTTTTGCGTCGCTGGATCTTTTTGAGCGCATGTTGAAGGGGTTGGATTGAGATGTGGCAGTGCATTAATGGCGAGTGGCTTTGGATGGATCAGGAGATGGGTTTTGAGGAAGTGGAGCGTGAGCGGATTGTCAATCGAGTTGGTGCTGAGGTTTACACTCATGGTGATGTGCGTGATGCTGGGTGTCGGCTTAGCAAGGGCGACATTGCTTTTGGTGTGGCTGGTGGGATGATTGCTGCGAAGGCTGTGCCTCGGATTGGGGGTTGGTTGTTGTGGATGGCCGTACTGGCCGTGGCCCTCATGGTTTTTATGTGAGGATTTATGATGATCGATTGGTTTCGAGGCGGAAGTTGGTTTCGGTTTATGATACGGCTGATCGGTGTGTGATGATGTGTCATGTGGAGGGTACGAATTTGAAGTGTTTGGTGCGGAATAATGGTGACGGTTTTACGTTCTTTAGTTCGCAGACTAGTCCCGCTCGTCAGTATTTTGACTCTGACATGTCGATTGAGCAGGTTGTGTGTGCTGGTTTTAACGCTGAGGGGCGTTGGCTGGCGCCGGAGGATGAGCAGTTGGCTCTTTTCTAAGATTCCCGGCTGGACGGGTAATACCAGGGCAGAAATAGAAATCAACTAGATCGAAAGGAACGATCATGGCTATTGTTTACTCTTCTCTCAAGGACGACTTCGCTGGCAAGAAGGCTTTCTTTAATGCTCAGAATGCGGCGGTTTCTTTCAAGGAACTGCGAGGCAAGACTGTGGAGATTGCGAATGTTGTGATCACTGAGGACGATGTGACTGACATTGACACTGGTGAGGTTGAGACTCGTAAGGCGATCACGGTCCTGGATAATGATGGGAACGCGTATGGGACTTCTTCTCAGACTGTTGTGTCTCAGGTTCAGCGTCTGATTGATATTCTGGGTCCGGTCGAGGAGTGGCCTGAGCCGGTTGCGGTGAAGGTTGGGACTGCGAAGTCGGGTCGTGGTCGTGAGTACACGACGGTGTCTCTGGCGTGAGGTCCTGAGGTAGAATGGCTAGGCCCCCTGCCCCTTATCAGGGGGCAGGGGGTTTAGTGTTTTGGTTAAGTCTCATTGGGGTAAGCATTATCGGTCGTTTAAGCGCGGTGCTAAGCATGTGCGTAATACGGCTGGGGCGATTCGGAATTTTGTTTCTTCTATTGATTTGAGTGTGCCGGATGTGCCCGACACGTTGGGGGCGGATGCTTCGTCAGGGAGGGTTCGGTCGGCGAAGTCGTCGCGGGCGGCGGATCGTCGGAGCGATCTTGATAGGGCGCGCGATTTGCTTCAGGTGGAGCGTGATCGGGCGGTGCGTAAGATTTACAGGATGGCTACGTCGGATGATGGTGCGGATATTCGGGGCACTAAGTATGATCCTATTGGGAAGTCTGCTATTGGAAGGGTGACACTGAAGAATGCCGCGAAGGAATTGGAACGTCTTAGTGAGTTTAACAATTCTAGCAGTGTTTGGTATTACCGCGATAAGAATGGTGGTCCTATTCCAGCCAAGACTGTTAGAAGATACCGGGACGCTGTTTTACGCTACAATGCTGATATTGATCAGTATGAGCGAAGCGTTAGTGGCACAAGGCTGCCTTATATGGGGGACATGACGGTTGGTGACTGGATTCGAGATTTCAGGCCGAGTAGGCAGTATCTTCCGGGAGGGTCACATTATGCGCTTGAGAGGATGAATCCTGATAAGCGGCCTTCGAATTTCGAGGATGCTGATTCAATGTTGGCAAAGGCGAGGGCTGTTATGGAGTCTTTGACGAAGAGGGCTAAGGCTAAGCGGTTGACGTCTGCGAAGCAGCAGATTGCTGCAATGTTGGATGTGATTGGAGATTCTGAACTCTACGACATTTTGACGGATATTCCTGACGACGTGCTTTGGTTAATGTGGACGGTGAGTGGCGATTTTTCTAATCAGCTGTCGCTTATGTATGAGGCTTCGAAGGAGGGGTATTCTGATTTGAGGCGTGCGGGGCAGGATATTTGGTATGACGAGTACGAGAACGCCGATTCTTCACTGAAGTCTTTATTGAAGGAAATTAAGTCTATTAACATCAAGCCGGAGGACGATTTCAGTGCCTCGCCAGTTAACAAGCGGCGTAAGGGGAAGCGGCGTTAAGCGTTCGCACAAGCGGCTCCCTAATTTTGTCGCGGATTTTGAGACTACTACTAGAGAGGAGGATTGTCGGGTATGGTCATGGGGAATCATTAAGGTTGGCAAGTTGGACAACTATTTCGATGGAACATCTATTGACGGGTTTATGCATCATGTGGCAGAGCGTGCAGCGAACATTTACTTTCACAATCTTGCTTTCGACGGTAGTTTCATTATTGACTGGCTGTTGCGGAATGGCTATACATGGACGAAAGAGGCTCCAGGAGTTAAGCAGTTCACGTCACTGATTTCACGCATGGGGAAGTTTTACAGTATTACCGTTGTGTTTGAGACGGGGTACCGCGTTGAGTTCCGCGACTCATATAAGAAGTTGCCGATGTCGGTGGCCGCCATTGCAAAGGCTTTTAATCTTCACGATCAGAAACTCGAGATTGACTATGAGATGTTTCGGCCTGTGGGCTATATTCCTACCGAGCAGGAGCGGAGGTATCAGCGCAACGATGTTGCGATCGTTGCACAGGCGCTGGAGGTGCAGTTTGATGAGAAGATGACAAAGTTGACTGCGGGTAGCGATTCGCTTCATACGTATAAGAAGATGTCGGGGAAGTTGTTTGATAGGCGTTTTCCAATCCTCTCCCCCGAGATCGATGCTGAGGTTAGGAAGGCGTATCGCGGGGGCTTCACATACGCGGATAAGCGTTATGCGGGGAAGTTGAATGGCCCTGGTAGTGTGTATGATGTGAACTCGTTGTATCCGAGTGTGATGCGTACTGCATTGCTTCCTTATGGTGATCCGATATTTACTAATGGTCCCCCCGCTACGAATCGCCCTCTTTATATTGCGTCAATTACCTTTACAGCGAAGATCAAACCAAACCACATTCCATGCATTCAGATCAAGAAAAACTTGTCATTTAATCCTACACAGTACCTGACTGAAATTCCGCACCCTACTACGGTGGCGGCAACAAACGTTGATATTGAGTTATGGCAGAAACACTACAACCTTAACATCATTTCATGGAATGGAACGTTTGAATTTCGAGGCTCTCATGGATTCTTCGACGAATACGTTGATCACTTCATGGAGATCAAGAAGAACTCTACTGGAGGGCTAAGGCAGATCGCTAAGCTTCACCTCAATAGCCTCTATGGAAAATTTGCGACAAACCCAGACATCACAGGCAAACACCCCGTCATGGAAGACAACCGCGTGAGCCTTAAGATGAATGAGATGGAGCTGCGGGATCCTGTATACACACCGATGGGCGTTTTCATCACCGCTTATGCGAGGTTGAAGACGATCTCGGCAGCTCAGAGCGTGTACCCATATTTCGCGTATGCGGACACGGATTCACTTCACCTGGTCGGTCCGACCACTCCCCCGAAGGGCTTGTGGGTGGATCCGGTGGAGTTGGGGGCGTGGAAGCATGAGGGGAATTTTACTCGGAGCGTGTATGTGAGGGCGAAGCAGTACGCGGAGGAGATTGATGGTAGGATGGACGTACACATCGCCGGCCTTCCTTGTAACGTTGCCTCGAAACTCACGTTTGACGACATGTTGAAAGGTGGTCGGTGGGATGGTAAACTCGTTCCTGTAAGGGTTCCTGGGGGCACCGTCCTCAGGAATACATCGTTCACATTGAAGCCACATGAAAGGGTTGGTTAACATGGCTCGACCGGTTAGCACTAAGGCCACGTTCAAGTACCGCATCGACAAGTCGGTTGCCAAGGACATTGAGGAGCTGCATTGGGCTCTGCGTCGCGACACGGCGGATCTGGTGCAGGACGCGCTCATCGACTATATCGCCGCACATACTCCCAAGCTGGAGAAGTGACTAGGGGCCCGCAGGTGGGATGCGACCTAATGAACTGGGCTGCCTGCGGAACGGGCTAGCACCCCCTGCTAGCACTATCTGGATATTGGGTAATGTGGTAGGCTGGAAGCGTAATGCTTCCAGCCTATCGCTCGTTAGGAGGGCATAATGCCAAATAAGGCGCAGGAGGACTACGAGGCCAACAAGAAGCCGGGGGAGTCTCTCACGGACTATACGGCACGCAAGTCTAAGGAGACTGCCAATAAGTCACGGGAGTATAATGAGAACCAGGCCGCCAAGGTCAGGGCGGGCGACAAGTCTGCTAGGCCGCTTGTTGACAGGATAGCTGACCCGGATCCTGCCACACAGCAGGAAGCCACCCAAGAGTTGAATCGCAATCGGTCTAGCATGACTGACCAGCAGGCGAAGGAAGCTGGAGTTCCAAAGGTCAGTGTTTATGATCCGGGCGACAGTGACGGGGACGGCAAGGCTGTTTCTCCTGAAGATGAGAACCTGTATGGCGGGGATCCCAAGTCTGCTCAGAAGGAGGATGAAGACCCTTGGAAGGACACGAAGGCTGCGTGGGCTCACTTGACAAGTGTGTTCGGGGACAAGGTGTCTGCTCTTCAGAACGAGCTCGAGGGTCGCCTTGAGGAGATGACAACCCCGACTGACCGGGAGACGGGGAATCCTTTTGCGGGTAATGATGTGCCTGCGTCGAAGGAGATGAGTTATTCCGATATGAAGGGGGCTATTCAGGGCGACATCGATGATGCCAAGGCCGTGCTTGGGGGTGTTGCCGACATTGGCATGGAGGGAGCTAAGACTGCAGGCACAGCCATGAAGGATGCTGGTAGGGCCCTCGCGCATGAGATGGGGTATGATAGCAAAGACCTTGATGATGCAAAACAGACCCTGAAGGACGTTGGGTCCATTGGAAAGTCTCTTTCTGGACTGGGGGGCCTTTTCGCAACAGACAGCTCATCGTCCAATAACAAGGTTCCCGACTCTGGTTGGAAACCCAAGTCAATTTCAGATCTCTTCGGTTAAGGAGAAACACAATGCCAAATCTACGCGACGGACTCACTAACGTCGATATTCTCAACGCAATCCGGTCGGACTCCCGCCTCGAGTATCAGGAGCGCATCCCCGAGGCCACCAAGGCCAACATCCAGGAGACGATGTCCGAGATCATGCATGAGGACACCACTCGCAACGCGTTCATGAACGCTCTTGTTAACCGCATCGGGTCCACCATTATCCGAGACATGGTGTGGAAAAACCCTCTCGCGGTCTTCAAGCAGGGCATGCTGAACTTTGGGGACACCATCGAAGAGGTCCACCTCGACATGGTGAAGCCCACACTGTACGACGTTAACCGCGATTACCTCGAGAAGGATATTTTCGGGCAGAAGCGAGTCAAGTCGTATTCCGCGTTCCACAAGATTAACCGGCGCGAGAAGTATGAGATTACAATCAACGAGGCTGAGTTGCGGAGGGCTTTCCTGTCTGACACGGGTCTGAGCCAGTTCGTGTCCTCGATGATGTCTGTGATGAGCACGTCTGACAACTGGGACGAGTTCCTTGAGATGTGCTCCCTCTTCCGCATCTATGAGGAGAAGTTCGGGTTCTACCACATGCAGATCCCGGACCTGAACGTTTTTGAGGCAGCCAAGGAGAAGACCGATGCTGCTATCAAGGCGCTTCAGGTTGCTGCGAACAAGATGACTTATCCGACGCGGGCCTACAACTCGCAGGGGGTCCCCTCGTTCGCTAAGCCCCAGGACCTGGTCATCATCGCGACTCCCGAGTTCCAGGCGAACGTGAACGTCACTTCACTGGCTGCCGCTTTCCATCAGGAGAACACTAGTCTTCCGTCGCATGTGATCACTGTGCCGAACGAGTCTCTGCAGCTGGATGGTGTGAGTGCGATTCTGACGACGAAGGACTTCCTGCTGATCAAGGATGTGCTGCTGGAGAATCGTTCGATTGAGAACCCTGCGGGGCTTTACTCGAACTACTTCCTACACCATTGGAGTATTCTGAGTGTGTCGTCGTTTGTGCCCGCGATTGCGTTTGGCACGAAGGAGACCGGGCGGATCACGGTCCCTGAGGTTAAGAACGCTGAGATTCAGGGTATTAAGGTCGCCAAGAATGATGGTACTCACAACGTGACCCCGAAGCCGGGTGAGTTGCGCGCGCTGTCGATTGACTGGAAGACCCCGCTTGCCGAGGGCATCCACCCGGCGATCGACTGGGATATTAGTGGCCAGAAGTCTAAGAAGACTGCGGTGTGGAACAACGGCACCCTGGTCATCGGCGAGGATGAGGTCAAGGGGACTGAGATCACTGTCACGGTCACGGTCGACAATCCGGGCGCGAACGGGCAGAAACCGCTGTCGTTCTCGACCACCGTCACGGTGTCCTGATACACTTAGGGCATAAGCCGCCCACCATCCCGATTGGGGTGGTGGGCGGTTTCCATTTATGTATGGAGGGAATATGAGCCAGATTAATGACATGCCGCCGGACACGCAGGCAGGGCTTTCTTTTGACTATTCGGTGTGGTCTGCCGGTAGTGTTGTGCGCATGGTTAACGTGCCGTTTGACAACACTTACAGGGACATTATTGACTGGGGTCGCTATGGTTCTCCAAAGGATTATGTTGAGAGCTTCGAACACTCTCAGACGGTACGCCTTGATTCCATGACGTATCTAGCTCAGGGCAGACCCATCAGGATCCCCACGCCGTTCTCGCGAGCCGTGCAGTTCAACTACGTGATGGTGACCAACCCAGGGAGGCCGAGCTCTGCGTTCACGGCAGACTACCAGCCGACGGTGTTCTTCTACTTCATCACAGACGTGCAGTACATCAACCCCGGGACCACGCAGCTCGTGCTGCAACTCGACGTGTGGACGACGTACTACGACCGAGTGGAATTTGGTCGTGGGTTCCTCGAGCGTGGGCATATGGGGATCGCAGCCACAGACTCATTCGACGACCATGGGCGCACATGGCTCACAGTCCCCGAGGGCCTAGATCTTGGTGGCGAGCATATGGTTGCACGCAACTACCGCAAGGTGTTGGGCGACATTCAGAACAAGAAATACGACGTCATTATCACGTCAACTATTAAGCTTGACGCTCCGTACGGGTCCAGGACGTCCCCTTCGATGATTATGGCTGACGGGTCCGACATGGAGGGTCTTCCCAATTCCGTTGACATCTGGTGGGCTGACGCCGCTGGCTTCGCTGCTGGCATGAAGTACCTCGCGGACTACCCCTGGATCGCGCAGGGTATCGGGTCTGTGACCCTTGTCCCTAAGGGAATGCTCAAGGGTGATGGTGGTCGTAAGGTGCAGTTGGGTAGTGCTTCTTGGTGGGCCCTCACGAACCCGGGTGTGGAGAATAAGCGTGGGTACTGGATCACCCAAGAGAATTTCCGGGAGAATGTTATGCGGCTGGTCCTGCCTGAGTATTCTGAGTTGAAGAAGTTCTGCACCGCCCCGTACACGATCCTTCAGTTCACGACGTACACGGGTAATCCCGTCGAGGTGCGTCCTGAGTCTTTGGCTAGTGATGACATTGGCTTCACCGCGTGGGTCCACCTTGCGCCGCCGATGCCCCAGATTCTCTTCTCCCCGAACTGGCTCAACCGTCATCCAAACGCTGACGTGATCGATGTGGACGCTTCCACCTGGACCCAGCAGACTGGTGAGGAGCTGGATGTTGCTACGGGGTACCAGAGTCTTCCTACGTTCGCGGTGCTCAACAACAGTGCCCTGAACAACCTGGCATCCAACGCTCATACGATCGCCCAGCAGTACAATGGCGCGAAGTGGGCTCAGCAGCGAGCGCAGCGTGCGGCGACTGCTAGTCGAGACATTGCGAATGCGGGCATTGCTGCTACGCAGGCGGGCGCTGAGAATCAGATGTGGGGTAATAGTGCCAATGCTGATAGTCAGTCGCGTTACAACAACATGCGTGCGACGGTGCAGGCTGCTCAGGGGGGTATGACTGCACTTGGTGGTGTTGTGGGGTTGAATGGTCAGGCTGTGGGTGCTGGCATTGGGCAGATGGCGACAGCTCACGTGAATGCCATGATCAGCAATAGTCAGGCACAGTCGCAGGCGAACATCCAGAATCAGTTGACGTCGGGGCAGTCTCAGATTAGTCAACAGCAGCAGCGGGCGGTGCGTGACACGAACTATGAGTTGGCACAGTTTTCTGCGAATGGGGATTATGAGAATGCTATTGCGAGCGTTAATGCTCAGGTGCAGGATATGCAGGTTATTCCGCCGTCGGTTGTTGGGCAGACTGCTGGTACGGTGACTCCAATGGTCGCCTACCAGATGTCTCTTGACTGTCGGGTTCGCATGTTGTCGTTCAACTCGATGCGTCGCATTGGTGATTTTTGGCTTCGGTATGGGTACAATATGAATATATGGGTGAATATGTCAAAACTTTCTTTGATGTCACATTTCACTTACTGGAAGATGAGTGAGTGCTACTTGGTTCAGGCGAACATGCCGGAGACGTTTAAGGGTACAATCAGGGGTATCTTCGAGAAGGGGGTCACTGTGTGGAAGCAGCCATTCAACATTGGTCGGACAAACGTGCGCGACAACCGCATCGACACGAGTGTTAAGGTGAAGTTAAGTGAGTAAGCGAGCAGATTTTGTATCCCACGAGATTTATTCTCAGGTAGGTAGGGCGCCTCTCCCCTCGTCCAGCGAGGGCAGACAGGCTCAGCTTGAGTCCATGTACTTTCGGCAGCTCTGCGGGAAATGTATGAGCCGATTTACCTGGGAGGGTTTGCCTAACGGTATCGATCCCAGGTTTATTGAGAAAACCATCCTCGAGAACGGGTTCTCACTCTTCTATTTCGACACACTACTGGAACTCTTCATGTCCATGCCCGCCACCGAAACGGGCGTGTGGGATATCCAGGATAATCCTACAGGTTTCCGTGTGACGCGGAATGGTTTGTATTCCCGCGACGTTCGTGCTGTTGATAGTGTAATGATCTGGGGAAACCAAACTCGGGTTCCCGACATGGACGTGATTCGGGTCTACGCCTCACGACTCGCGCAGGTCGACCGGACCATCGAGATCGATCTACTCAATGAGCGCAACCCCATGATCGTTGCCTGCAACACGGACCAACGCCACACGATCTCCAACGTGATCTCCAAAATTTATGATGGTGAGCCGGTTGTGTGGGGAACCGAGAATCTAGCGATGGATAACCTGGCGAATACGATCGGAGTCTTTCCCCTCAACCAGAATGCGGGCACTGGGGCAGTATCCTCGATCAAGCACATGGAGTCCAAGGCCAAAATTTGGGGTGAAGCCTTAACGATGCTTGGCATCATGAATGTTAATTCAGAGAAGCGAGAGCGTATGGTTGTTGAAGAGGCTGCTGCCAATTCGGGGCAGGTGCTTGCGTCACGCGAGTCTTTCATGAAGCCTCGCGAGCTCGCGTGCGAGCAGATCAATGAGAAGTTTGGGCTTAGTGTTTCGTGTATGTGGGCGGTCGACGACAACGCCTCTCCAGACATGAATGATATTATTAGTCAACAGAACCTATTGCAGACAAGTGGGGTGAATGGCGATGCCGACGCATACTCTGAGACTTAAAGACGTCGATGCAATTACCCAGGGACATTGGGGGCTCGACAAGTATGAGATTTTTGACGAGGCCTATCGTGAGAAGTTGAACTCAAGGATTAAGCGCGAGTTTTGGCTCAACGAGATCGCACACGAAACAATCGACATCTTCATCTGGCGACTCGAGCTGCGCATGGATCTCATCATGCCCCGCTACAATCGAATGTACCTAGCGGAACTACAGAATACCGATCCTCTCGATGGTGGCGCCGGGTCTAGCCGGACGCGTCAGTGGGGCGACTCTAGTAATGACGGCACGAATACGAACGCCAGCAATGGCACGGGGTCAGGCACCTCGAAGGGTCGCACTGTGGCCTCTGACACCCCTCAGACTCGGCTTGCGGGAAATGGCGATTACGCCTCGAGCCTGTCTGACGCTACGACTGAGAACAGCAATAAAAGCACGAGCACGTCTAGTGGGTCCACAAACTCACGATCGCGCTACGACAACAATCAGTCGTCCGAGTCCAGTCAGCGAGGCTCTAAGGCTCAGATGATCGCCCAATACAGGCAGACACTCATTAATGTTGATAATTTTGTTATCGAAGAACTGAGAGATCTTTTCTTGGGCGTCTGGGATCTTGACCACCCATTAACATACTCAAACATCTACGGAGGATACTATGGCTAACATCAACGACATCATCAACTCAATCGACCGTGCCATGTGGCGCCTCCAAGGCAGCCAGGTCAACAACATCACGCCGTTCACATATCGCGACGGCCTCACATACCTCGAAGTGCTTGAGCGCATTCGCGGCAGCGTGATTGAGACCATCGACTACGTCGGGAAGTTTGGTGAGGAACAGAAGAAGATCATCAACATGATGAACGAAAAGGTAACAACGTTCATCACCGAGATGGAGAAAACTCACGACGCCTGGAACAAGGACATTGAGAAGAAACGCAAGGACACGTTGGACACTATCGAGGCGTTCAAGTCTCGCCTGATTCAGGTGGCGCTCACCCCCGCAAGATCGTCCCGCTACAATCTGGACAACGCCTTCATGGGCGCTCAGATGATGGACGGCACCACGCACTACCTGGCAACCGTTAAACTCACCGACAAGATGGAGGGACGGATCGACGAGGCAAACAAGAAGATCGACGACCAGATCGCCGCGCTACCCAACACCTACTACAACAAAACCTATCTGGACAGCGAGTTCCAGCGTGTTGCCCAGTACGATCAGGCGGTGATCATCGGATCATCGAATGTGAAGACCGACGGGGGTGTGTGGGCCAACCAGCTGGCCACAGAGTACGGGTTCAGGCGCGCACATAACTACGGCATCGGTGGTGGAGCCTTTACCAGTGCTCAGGGCGCTCGTTTCGATACGCAGATCCAGAACGCCTACCGCGGACTCGGAGACAACAACCGTCGCGTGGGCGGCGTGTTCATCATCGACATGCTCAACGACATTCGCGCCATGCACAACGTCCAGCAAATGGCCGAGGTGTGTGCCGGGATGATCCAGTTATACTGGCCCAACGCCAAGGTGTACTGCATCCCGGTCATCTGGAACGACTCGTCACTGAACAATGGGAAGATGAGCGAGTCGATCCAGGCACGCACCAGCGAGTTCATGTGGGCGTTCAACAAGCTGGCACCAGCGATCTGTGAAGGCTCACTCTCTTGGTTCCACGGTGACAAGAGCGTGATTCGCGGAAGCGACGAGGTCCATCTCACTGACGACGGCTACCAGCAGGCTAAGCGATACGCGCTCGGCTGGCTGCGTGGTGGCACATCCTGGAACGATTATGGGTGGCGCGACCTCTCTCCTTGGGGTGAGGACGCCAACGGGCTCAAGAAGTCGACCATGACCCTGAGGATCAAGCGGGAGCACACGAATGCCTACCTGCGAGGCTGGTTCGAAGTGATTGCGCCCTTGGGGGCTGATCATCCGATCTGGTCTATTCCAGGCTGGGCGACGCCGTACTCGAACCAGTACTTCCAGGGAATGACGCCCTCACGTGACTGGAAGACGTTCTATGTGAATACTGCGGGGCAGCTCGTTTCGGCCGACCCTATGCCGGTTGGAACGCAAATCTACCTATTCTCTCAGTGGGGAGTCTGGTGAGATAGTGTGGTGGACCTCCTGCTACAATTGTGGCAGGAGGTTCACTTATGGCATGGGATGAGCAGCACAAGAAAGTTGCTATCAAGGTAATTGGTACCGTTGAGTCCAATATGGATTATGGCGCAATCAATTACAACGACCCTATTACGGTGGGGATTGCTCAGTGGTTCGGGACGCGCGCTGCAGGGCTCTTGCACTCCATTCGCAACACGCAGCAGTGGCAGCAGAAGATGAACGGGTCTACGCTCGACATCAACGGGCTATCTCGCCACACCGCGAGCGACCCCTGGTGGAACACCTTCTACCTGTCACGCGCCTACGACGTGTCCCTGCGAGAGTGCCTCAAGGCCAATAGCGCGACTCAGGATGCGCTTCTGGTGAAGGACATTGAGGGGTATACCGCGACGGCAGTCCAGTATGGGCTCGACCACAACAGCAACACGGATGCGTTCATTCTGTGGGCCTGTGCGTATCACCAGAGTCCCCGTCAGGCACTGCGTGTGCTCATGCGCGGTGGTGGTGGCATGGGTCTGCGCGCAATGTATGCGGCCATCCTCGCAGACGGCGTCCTCGGACAGTACAAAACTCGGTACGAGAAAGCGTATGCCATCATCTCCTCAGGGGACACTAGTGGTGTGGGCAGTGGCGGCGGCGCCAATGGTGCGGGTGTGGGCAATGGGACAACCCTCAACGCCAACGGCAATCAGGAGATCACTATCGAGGGCGGCGAACTTGTTGTCCAGACCGACAACAGTAACGTAATGTTCGCGCAAACCAAATTCGGCAACGTCAATCTATATCCTTGCGGGATCAATGCCTGGAAAGCCAACCTCAACGACATCAAGACAATCGTTAACGTTGCCGTTGAACAGGCTGCGGCACAATCTGGGGCCGGCGGCGGTGGCGCGGGTGCCGGCGACGGTTCTGCTGGCGCCAAAGCCCTCGCCTGGATGAAGTCTAGGATCATGAAGTTCAAGTACCGGCAGGCTCCCGGTCGACTTAATCCTGACCAATCGGGTTTTGGTGATTGCAGCAGCACCATCTACAGGGCCTACATGGACACGTCGGGCATCAACCCCGGAACCTGGACGGGTGATATGTACTTCCGTGGGGCTGCTGTCATCGAGCGTGGTCGGGGCACCATGAGTGCTGCCCAGCAGGCGCTACTCAAGCCTGGTGACGTCATCGTCATCTCCTGGGGCGGTGGGTATCCGCACACTGACCATGTGGAGATGTACGTGGGGCCAGGACAGACAATCGGGCATGGTGGTGATGGGCCAGGGCCACACATCAACTCGATCGGTATGCTCTCAGGGGCTGCATGGTGGACGGTGAGGCGTCATGGTTAAGAAGAAATTCAGTTACTACTCGTTCTCGAAGGTGCTCTCGTATGGGGGTGTCTACAATATGGTTATGGGTGCTCGAGGTCTCGGCAAGACTTACGGGGCCAAGAAGATTGTTATCAAAAATGCTATTGAGAAGGGACAGCAGTTCATCTACCTGCGTCGCTACAAAACGGAACTCAAGGGTAGGAACTCCTTCTTTGCTGATATACAACAAGAATTTCCTGATCAAGAATTTCGGGTTGATGGGCAGTTTGCTCAACGTAAAGTAGGTAAGAAATGGGAGACCATCGGGTACTTCATCCCACTATCGACTGCACAGGCGAATAAATCAATTGCCTACCCAAACGTGTACACAATCATCTTCGACGAATTCATCATCGACAGGGGGAGTCTGCGGTATCTGCCGGATGAGGCGAAAGTGTTCATGGACTTCTACTCCACCGTAGACCGGTATCAGGATCGGGTTCGTTGCCTCATGTTGTCGAACTCTGTGTCGATCATGAATCCATATTTCATCAGGTTTCATCTCGAGCCGAAACAGGGTATTAGCCGGCATGCAGACGGGTTTATTGTCACTGACTTTGTTGACTCGAAGGAATTTGCTAACGAGGTTGCTCATACGCGCTTTGGTTCATTCGTTATTAATCATGCGGAGGACTACGCCAACTACTCTATTAATAACGAGTTCGCGGACAACTATGATGACTTCGTTATGAAGAAGACGGGTAAGGCTCAATATCAATTCACGCTCAGAACTCCGCAGGGGACCGTGTCCATCTGGACCGATGGTGGCACGTGGTTCGCGCAGAAAAGAATACCTCGAGGGCCCCAGGTAAGATGGGCCTACAAGGTCAGTGATCTGAGAGAGGGTGAAAGGCTTTTGCTATATGGCGACAAAGTTCTATCTATCATGCGCACCGTATACCGTAAGGGGCGATTATTCTCTGACTCCCCAGAAACTCGCAATATGTTCGCAGAAATTTTTGTACGATGATTGAAATCCCAAAGTTCACAATAGATGTTGCTGTAATCACCGGATGCCTGGCTCTTGTCGGCATCATCGGCCGCCTCATCTACCGCGTCAGTCGATACCTCGACCATGTCTCGTGTATGCTAGAGACATGGGAGGGGACTCCCGAGCGACCCGGTGTTCTGGAGCGTCTAGATGACATCGAAGACAAACTAAACGACGTGCAATATCACGTTAAACCCAATCACGGTGGGTCATCAATAGACGCCCAGAATCGTCAGATCGCTGAAATTCTCACCTATTTAAGGAGCAAATAATGAGTGAGCCCGTCACGCCCACGCCCCCGAAGTTCCTCGGCAACCCCAGCACACGCCTCTGGCTCTACGGCGTCTTCTTCGCCATCAGTGTTGCCCTCGGCGTCTGGGGAATCATCGACGGCGACAAAATCGCCGCCATCAACTTCATAATCAGCGCCGTCCTCGGCATCGCCGCAGGCAACGTACCTACCCGCCCCGACGGCAAGCACGAGGCCTAACAGTGAGCCGTCTAGACAACCTCCTGTGGTGGTGCGACTTCTACTGCAACGGGATCACCGTCTACTACAGCCAAGAAAACCGACAAGACGGGTTCGACAACCCCGGCAGCCCCACATACATGGACTGCTCCAGCATGACCATCGTCGCCGCACGCCAAGCAGGCTACCCCACGGGCGGTGCCTGGTACACCGGCGACATGGTCCCCGCCTTCATCTCCGCAGGCTGGGAGTGCCTCGACTACTCATGGGACGCCATGCAACCCGGCGACGTTGTCATCCGCCCCGCCAACGCCTGGCGAGGCGGACACGTCGTCGTCATCGGCTACCAGGGCACCTGCTACGAGGCATACACAGACGAAACCGCCCCTGAAGACCAAGTCCGCCAAACCAGCATCTACGAATTTGGCGCCGACTACATCCTCAGGCCCCCAGCAGACAACTACAGTGCCCCAGCACCCGAACCGGAGCCTGAACCCGAACCCACCATCAACACCACTGAAGGACTACTCATGTTCGTGCGCGTCAACTTCGGCGAGTCATACGGCTACGCCCTCATCCCCTACGGCCTCGGAGCCCAGGGACTCAACCAGGACCAGGCAGACCGCTACTACCGAGCAGGCCTACGCCCTGTCGAAGTCACTGCCGAGGATTTCACGGCTCTCGTCGCAGAATCGTGGTCCCACTACAGTGCCTGCTTCGGCTCCCTCGCATCCAAGAGCGACGTCCAAGCTCAGACCGACGCCGTAGTCAACGCAGTCAAGGCAGCCTCCATCAAGACTGACTGACAGCCAAACACCAAGTAGCCCCGGGGTGGAACCAACCACACCCCGGGGCTACTTAATACCCACTACCCATCACGCATAGAAGTCAATCATCATCTCCCTCAGGTTGTAGGAACAGTCATACACATCCTGAAGATCTGTGTTCGTCAGCGTGAACAACCCGTCCTCATCGACAGTCAGCTCGAAGTGCCATCCGTCGTCAACGGTGACGAACGAGCCATCGAATACCTCGGTCCAGCCATTGCCCTTCAGGTACTTCCTGTCCATCGCGCTCAGTCTCATTTCAGTTCCTTTCTGTTCGATGAACGTTGTTTCGTTCATGTATTAATAATGCACTTACTCCCTCTACCTGTCAACCCGCGACCGCGTGATCTAGGGCACAAGTATCCACACCGAACCGCTCTAGCGTCTCCCGATAATGCTCCTTCGCCTTCGCAGTGCCCCTAGGACCAAAAGACTTAATACTATTCAGCCCCGTGATCTTGTCCTCCACAGTAATACGGTTATTGGGCCATCCGTAACAATTAATGCGATAATCAATTCCATCAATCCCAATAAAGTCGTCCGTAGCAACAACGCTATATCCGGGTAATTGATCCTTAAGACTAAGTAGAGCTGCCATATCCTTTAAGTAAAACACCTTCAAATAACTCCCATGCTTTCCAACCCCATAAGCAGCATCGCATCGCAAAGTTGCTTATGAGTATCGTAATGTGTAATCACACCCGACCGTGTCTCGTACGGATTCCATGTCTCCAACGTGTAGTCATTAACCAATCGAATTGCCAGCGGCCCACAATACAAAATATGTACACCACCCTCAGTCACCGCCTCCCGCATACCAGAAGCCCGCAAACACCTACGCACCCGGCAAAAGGAACTCGTCATCCGCATCAAAATCACCGTCTAGTAGATCCACAACAATTTTCTTATTCGGCGCATCAAGCGTCAATGTGAATGCAACACTAGCATTTTCCATTAACAACCTCCTCCAAACTCACGATTCGATACTGGCCCCACCCCGATTTTCCTGTCGACACATGAAAACGCTCACTATCGCGATAAAAACGAACCTGCTTACCCTTGAATAACTCAGACATCACCCAAGAAGTCACATGCCAATCATTCAAGTCGTCAAGCACATCAAACGATGCCCGCATATTAGTCCGAGACGACATTATTCATCACCCAAGCAAGAAAGTCTTTCACTTCGTCACTATACACGTAAAACCAGTCGTCGCCCGTACCCACAAACGTGCGACCCGCATCATCAATCTCAAGTGTTATATCAATTCGCATCCAATCGCTCCTTAATCTTCGAAAATGAATAGCCTGTAATCAAAACGTCTGATGACGTACACGCATACTCAACCCCATCTCCAATAGGTGCCAACACATAAGTGTCTCCCTTCCATGGCAGTAAGGCGTAGTTATCGTAAATCACTGCCTCGACGAATAGAAACGCAATCGACTTCCTCTCGCCCTCGGTGAATGGTCTAGGCTCCATTGAACACCCTTCTGCTTGTTCTCTGGTTCATGCGTTAATAATGCACCAACATTAGCTGCACGTCAACCCAACAAGGCGTGACGTGCATCACTAGATGATATGTCATGACAAATGACTATGTGCACCACGCCACAATATTTGACAACCACAACGAAGTATGATCTGTCAACCTTATTCCATGTGACTT